GGCGTCGGCGATCTCTTGTTCGTTGCTGTCCCACGTGGGACGGATCCACGGGCGTGCGGGCTCTTTGCTCGTGCCCAATTCACCGAAGCGCCAGTAATAGGCCGGCCCGGGGAGCTCGTACGAACCGCCCGCGCGCCCCGCTCGCCGATTCGCGGCGTTGTTCGTGTAGGTGCGCTTGACGTTCCGGATTCTCACCCCGGCCGTGTGCGTGCCCGGCTCGTTCTGTTTCGCTGAGGCGGCCACCAAGTTGTCGCGGATGTCGCCCTCGTCTACGGGAGCGGTGCCCTTTAGCGCATCACGGCCCACGCGCGCGCCCGCCATCGTTGCCTGCCGCAGCACGCGCTTCTGGCTGCCGCGCTTCAGGCGAGCGAAGTCCTCCGCTAGGCCGCCAAGCCCGCGGATGTCGACCTTGATGTTCATCGTCAGCCTTGGTTGAGACCGGACACGGCGATCACCGCCGTCTCGCTGCCGTCGTTGCTGGTGCCGGCGGACTTGATGTCGTAGACCTTGCCGCGGTGGACGATGCGCCAGTCAGGGGCGATCTCGCGCGGCAGGATGTCCCAGCGCACCTGCTCGCGGTAGGACTGCGCGCCGGACGCCACGGCCTCAGCCGTCGCGCTCAGCTGGTTGGTACGTTTCGCCCAGACCTCGACCACCAGCTCCCAGCCCATGCCGATGACCTCGCCGAAGTCGTTGGTCTCCTGCACCGGACGCTCAAAGCGGATGCGGTGGCGGCGCTCGCCGGCTTGCACTGCCATCAGAAGCGCTTCCGATACCAGAGCAGTGAGGCGACACCGAGTTCAACGGCCGCGGAAGTCGTGCCGGTGACCACCGCCTCGCGATTCGTGGCCCAGTGCGCGACCAACAGCAGAACAGCCTGGCGGACGTCTGCCGTCAGCCCCATCTCCTCCGGCCCCATCGGATCGCCCTCGACCAGCGCCCGGTCGCAGTGCATCTCGACGTGTGCAAGCGCGGCGTCCACGTAGGACTGCAGCAGGTCGTCGCTCACTTCGTCGACAACGCGGCACTGCTCGCGGACGAGGTCGAGGTCGAGGGTGATCGCCATTATTTGCTCTCGTCGGCCCTGGCGGACTTGTCCGACTTCGGCGCGGCTTTCTGAGTGGTTGCCGGCTTTGCTTCCTTGCTCTCGTCGGCCTTGGCCTTGCCGCCGACCTGCTCGACCAGGCCCTTGCCGATCAGCACGTGCGCGTACTCGTCGTCGGCGTCGAACGTCTGGCCTGCCTTCACGACGCCTGTGTCGGCGCCCAGCTTCTTCGCGTCACCGATGAAGCCCCACTTCGCTTTGATCTTCATGCTGCCTCCTGAAACGACGAGGGCCGGCATATCGCCGGCCCTCTTGGGTGGTGAACCGGTCCGATCAGCCGGTCGGGAACTGACCCTTGACCAGTGCCAGGCGCTGACGCACACCCAGACCCAGACGCTCTTCGACCAGCAGTGCGCGCTCGTTCTTGATGAACTGATCGTTGATCAGGCCCATTTTGAACAGGAACGACATGCGGTCGAACAGCAGCGAGGATCGGGCGAAGTTGGCGATCAGGAACTCGCCGCCGGCGTCGTCGTCGCCCTCGTCCATGCTGTCCGAGGTGATGACCGGACGACCCCACAACACAGGTGTCACCAGACCCTGCAGATTGGCGAAGAGATAGCGGTTCTCGCCATCCTTCTGCAGCTCGATGTTCATCCAGTCGAGCTCGGTCATCACCACGCCGTCGGCCGACATTTTCGACTGCTTGCGGACCTGGTAGATGGCGCGACGGACGATGTCGATCGGCGTGTCGCCGGCCTTCGTCAGCGCTGCGTCATAGGTAGTCGCCTGCGTCATCAGACCGTTGAGGTTCTCGCCGGTGCCGTCGCCCTTGAGGATCTGCGCCTCCTCCTCGAGCTTCAGGTCGTAGCGCAGAAGCTCACGCAGGTACGCCAGCATCTGCGGCACGTCATCGAGCGCCTCGTCTGTGACCGGCATCCATACCGCGATCTTCTTCACCCGGTCCGTGACGGACTCGAAGGTCACGTTGCTGGTCGGCTTGGTGCCACCTTCCGCCACCGGCGCTGCGCCGCGGGTGTGCAACAGTTCCTTGTAGTAGGTGTAAGACTGGCCGCTCACCGGGATGGTGGTCAGCAAATCTCGGATACGCAGCTCTTGGCGGATGCCAGGCTGGATCGTGGGGTCGAAGTTCGGGACGACCACGCCGGCGCTGGTGACCTTCGTCTCCTGCATCGACGCCATGTCGGCCTTCGTCACGTCCAGCTCGGCGAGACTCGCGCTCTTCTGCTGCAGCGCCTTGTACTGGTCGTGGCCCTTCACCAGGTCGATGAAGCTCTTGGCCTCGCCGGGCTGGCCGCGGACCTTGACGCCCTTCTCTTCCAGCTCCTGCACCTTGTCGATGAGGCGCTGCACCTCGCCCTTCTGGTTCTCGATGTCGGACTTCAGGCCGGCCGGGACCGCGTTGCCCTTCTGGATGTCGTCGATGACCGCGTCGTACTTCTTCTGGAGGCCGGTGAAGCCTTCCTTGAGCTGGGTTTCCAGCGACTCGCGGACCTTGGTGATGTCTTCGCTCATGGCGATGCTCCGAAAATGGATTGGATGGAATTGCCGAACTTCTTCAGCTCGTCCACGGTCGCCGTGGCCGCATCCGCACCGTCCCGGTGGATTGCAGGGAAGCCGAGCGAGGCGACGGCTGCCGCCTCTTTCTGCGAGAGGCCCATGCGTTCCCGCAGGCCCTTCTCGAACTGACGGACCGAGGACTTGACGCTCAATATCTCGGCCTCTGGATTCATGCCGAAGGGGACGATCGACGCCTCCCACAATTCGGCCTGCTTGATCACGCGAACGCGGCGGCCCTCGCGGGTCTCGTAGCCGTCCTCGATGACGTTGAAGCCGATCGACATTGAGTCGAGCGTGCCTTCCTTCATCAGCTCGTAGGCGTCGCGCGCATAGCTCACGTTGAGGTTGATCCGGCCCTTCACGAGCAGGCCGCGGTCGTCCTCGGTGAAGAGCGCGGAGCCGACCAGGCGCGTGAGGTCATGGAACAGGGCCAGCTTCAGCCGACCGTCGCGCGTGGTCTTCACCCGTACGAAGGCGCCGGGCAGGATGACGTCGTCGCCCAGGTCCACGTTGTTGAACACCGAGGCGTAGCCCTCGAAGTTGCCGGCGTCGTCGACGGCCTTGACTTCGAACGGGCACTCAATCTTGCTGACGGTCATTGCCTTGCACCTCCCAGTGGGTGATGGCGTCGTACTGCGCGCCCTCAAGGCGCGGAAGGTTCTCTTTCTCGCGGACGTCGTTGATCGACATCCAGCCGGATCCACCGGATCCACCGAGGGCTGCGCCGTAGTAGGTCGCGCGCGCAGCGCTGTCGCCGCGCAGCAGGCCCTCGACGACGAACTCGACGAACACCTCGGTGCCGCCATGGATCTTGTCGTTCCACTCGTCCTCGATCGCGTCGAGGTACGGCTTGAGGCCGTAGGTCACGAAGCCGCTGTTCTGCTGCTCGAGATTCGATCCCATGATCGAGGTGCGGCCGGCGCGGTTCGCCAGATACAGCGGCACACCCCACACACCAGCAAGCGCCTCTTCCTGGAACTGCTGCGACTCGATGAACTGGCTGTCCTTCTGGCTCAGCCCGGCGGGGATCAGCTTCGGGCCGCCCTGCAACACAGCGATCTTGCCGATGTCGTCCACGTCGCCCTTTCGGACGTCGGGGAACTTTTCCATGATCTGCGTCTGCTGCTCCTTCGTCAGGAACTGGTCGTAGACCACGTAGCCGCCGGTGAAGCCGCCCTTGCGCATGAAGCGCGCCGACCAGTCTTGCCCAGCTTTGGCCAAGCCCATGGCCTCGGCCTGATACTCGAGCGGAGAAAGCCCGGTGATGCCGTCCGTGCTGAACAGCTTGAAGTGCAGCATGTTGGCCGGCGAGACCGGGATGCGCTGGCCTTTCAGCTCGACCATATAGATCAGATCGTCGTCGGTATCGATCGACACGTCATCGGCGCTGACCGGGATCAGCCCGATCATCTCGCCCTGCCGGTTCCGCTCAATCATCACGAAGGCGTTGCCGCGCAGCGCCATGTTCACGACCACGGCTTTCAGCAGATTGAGCCGCGTGATGTAAGGGTTCGGCTTGCCGAGCAGGCGCAGGGCGCGCTTGTTCGCCGCGTTGTCGCCGCGCACGAGCTCGCGCTTGCCGCCGACGTCCTGGTAGAGCTTGAGCGGCAGGCCGGCAGCCGACTCGGAGAGGATCTTGACGCACGACCAGACGATCGGAACCGTGATTGCGGTCTTCGGCGTGATGCGGATCCCGGCCTTTGTCTTCCGGCCGCCGACCTCCATGTCGACTTCGACGTACTCCCCGGTCACGGGGTCGTCGTAGCCGAAGAAGCGCCACGTCATCGGGTTGTACCAGCGGAATGCCATGCGTCAGCCCACCAGTCCGAAGAAGCCGTTCTCGATGTAGTGGTCGATGTGCACTGCGCTTTCCTCTTGTTCGCTCGACTGGGCTGCGCCCATCGCCATTGCCAGCGCCTGCATCCCGTCGATGCGGCCCGTCGCCTTGCTCTTGTCCAGCTTTCGATTGCCCGCCGGGTCGCGAACCGTCGTCGCGTTGACCGCGCACGACGTCAGTACCGGGTGCATGCCGTGCGCCATCCGACCGTTCAGCAGCTCTGCCTCAAGCGTGTCCAGCGCCGGGGACATGTCCTTGAAGCCTTGGCCGTACGGCACCAGCGGCAGGTCGACACCCAGGCGCTCCAGTTCCTTCTTGAACAGGTCGATGCGCCACCGGTCGAACGCGACCGATTGCAGATCGATGTCCGCCGCGATCTCGGCCATCTCGGCCGCGACCACCTCGTAATCCACTGTGGCGCCCGGAGCGGCCCGTAGAAGGCCATCCCGAACCCACTCCTCGTATGGGGCGCGGTCGCGCCGAGCGCGGTCCTGCAGTCCCTGCTTGGGCGTCCAGAAGTACGGGCGCACCTGCCACACACCCCGCACCTTCCCGACCAGCACCAGGGCTGTCAGGTCATTCCGCGACGACAGATCGAGCCCGCCCCACACCGGTCCGTCGAACGGCTCCGGCGCCGCGGCGTTCTCGCGCCACACGTCAGCCGACACGAACGGCGAATCGGTCGACACCCGCTGGTTCAGCAGCAGGTTCCGGGCGCTGTTCGCCATCGACGGCATCCGCACCGCCTGCTTCATCTGCTCCCGAAGATCGTCCAGCGATCGAAACTCGCCTAGCGCCGGGTTCGCCGCGCGCCAGGCCTTCTCATCCAGCAGATCGCAGTCCGCCTCAGCCGCGTACAGGTGGCACACGATCCGCGGGTCGCCCGACTTCATCGCGTCGTCGAGCCACACGCTCAGCAGATCCGCGTCGCTTGCCGCCTGCGTGCTGATTACCAGCAGTAGCGGCGCGGCGTGCGCACCCTGCGACGTGGTGATCGCATCCACGAAATCCGACTTCGAGCCGCGGACCTGTCCCACCTCATCGAGGATCGCCAGCACCGGGCTCAGGCCGTGGGCCGTCTTGCCGTCAGCCGCCAGCGCCTTGTACTCGGTGTTCAGCGGCAGCCCGATCAAGCGCTTGCCCGAGGGAACGATACGCACGATTTCCGACAGCACCGGCGACAGCTGCACCATCTTGGCCGCGAGGTTGAACACCAGCGCCGCTTGATCCCGGCTCATCGCGCCCGACACCAGCTGCGCGTTCTGCACCGCCTCCGGCCCGACCAGGTGCGCCAGCAGTAGCGCCGCGATCAAACCCGACTTCCCGTTCTTCCGCGCGATGCTCAGGAAGCCGCGCCGCGTCCCCGCTGGGTTGTCGTAGACCTCCCGGATGAACTGCTTTTGGAACTCGCTGAGC